CACCTGAAAAGATTTTTTTCTAGTGAGGTTTTTCTTAAAAATGCTCTTAGTGAGTGCGAAAGCCTAGCAAAAAAAATTCCTTTTGCTAGAACAAACAAATTGCACCACATTAACACAATAAAACGCCTATATAATAGCGTTGTCGAGTTTGACGCATTTTGTAAAGAAAATAAAATCAATTTTCTAAGGTGGTCAAATTATGAGAAAATAAACACCAAATTAGACAAACGCTCAAAAGATTTTAAAAGGCTTCAATATTTATATAATAGCCTAGCAAATATAGAAACCTTAGAAAGCGAAATAAAAGCCCAAAAGATAAGAGAGAAAGCAAAGCGAGAGAGAGAGCAAAAGCAATTAGTAAAAAAGTATAGATTAGGCAAAAGCGACTTTTTACGCTTAGATTTTGACCTTTTGCAATTACGCTACAATGACAAAGGGTATCACGTCCACACCTCTCAAAACGTGCGTATTGATATACAAGAGGCAAAAAAGCTATTAAGAGCCTTAGAGAGCCTAAAATATAATCAAGAGGCAATTAATAACACCTTAAAAGGCTACAAGATAAGCCACTACACCATCAAAGGGTCAAAACATAACGCTCTTGTGGTGGGGTGTCATCGTATTAAATTCGATGAAATCAAAACCATAGCAAAGCAAATCAAATCAATTAATTAATAAATACTAACTTAATAACTAATAAAATGAAAGTAAATTATAAAATCTTGTTTAATAGAGATAACCACACAAACAAAGTTCAAACACAAATAGCAAAAGCAAAAGACTATTTGAATAGTACCTTAAGATTTACCAAAGTTCCTTATTTTTGTAGCGTTGGCTTTTGTGGTGGTGGTGATGTAGAAAGCAATACAACCACGTTTGAGATTACTATGTTTATTGATGATAATGTAAAATTAAGATATGATTTGAATAACTACATGCTAGAAACCTTTAAAGGGTGCGACATATGGTTATTTGAAAATAACTTGATACCTCACAAAATTAGCTAACTATGACAAAGGAAAGTATATATAATAGCCTTTACATACTAGGCACATTATCAACTATTTTGTGTTGTATTGTGTTTAGCTAATAAACAAATCAAACTAATTAAAGCCCCTATTTTTAGGGGTTTTTTTTTGGCTCTATGGCTTACGCTCTAGGGCTTTTTTTGTGGCTTATATTGTGGGCTTATTGGCTTATATTATACGCTTATATTGGTGGCACTTTGTCGGCTTATTGGCTTATATGAGGGGCTTATATCATTGGCTTATATTGTCGGCTTTTGGTGTGGTGTGTGGCTTATTGGTTTGGGGGTGTGGGGTTATGTTTCAAAGGTTTTGTTTTACACTTGCTCGGGGTTTCTTTTGGTTTCTTTTGGGCTTTGTTTTATGCTGTTTTGGTGGGGTTTGGGGGGTTTGTTTTGGTGTGGGTTTGTTAAGGTTTGCCAATAAAATATGACGCTTTAAGGCGTTGATTTCTGTTAATTGTGGCACATTGTAACCTCTTGAGGGTGTTATATTTACGTAATTGAAAAAATTTTTTAGGGTAGTCCAATATTCACACTAGATTTTCCAATTTTCAAGTTTATTACACTAGGTGCACAATATGTATTTTAGTTCCATATTTTATAATTTTTTTTCGTTTATATTTGTTACAGTAAAAATGTAATTTGAGATATGAACAAAAGAGACAAGGAACGAGCTGATAAGAAGGCTGCCAAGGAGCTGCAAAAGAAGGAGAATGTTGAAATTATAGAAAGCACTGTAGCGAAGTATGATATTAACGATTTGAACCTTAATAAAAGTTCTGGTAAAGCAACTAGTCTTGTTAGTTACAAAAGAACAACGGAGGTTGTAAAATTAATTTTGAGAGGAGTGAGATATACAGACATAATGGAGTATTGTGAAGCTCATTGGGGAATCAAAAGAAGGATGGCAAGTATTTATTACAAGAAGGCTTTAGAGAGTTTTGCCGAGCAGTTCTCGGAAGAACGAGAATATGAAATTGATAAGCATCAGATTATGTTACAAGATTTATATCGTAAGTCTTATCAAGCTGGTGATTTGAATTTGTGCAGATTGTTATTGCAAGATGTTGCAAAGATGAAAGGCATTGTAGTGGATAGAGTGGATGTTACTAGTGGTGGTGAAGGGTTTGTGTTTAATTATCAGAAGCCATCCGAGTAGATATAGTATTCCCTGATAATCACTTAAACAAAAGAAAAACACTTTTGTTAAAGAATATAATATTAATTATTATAACTTTAATATTAATAAGTACGAATGTAATAAAAATAAATGACAAATTATGGAAACTTTAGCAACAATTAAAATAGAAAACAAATGGATTTAACAATCGCAACACCAATCAGTTTTGGTATTTCAAAGTCTATACAGGAGAAGAAATACGTCAAGTCTGTTGCCCCTAGAACCAGGAGAGCAAAAAACACAGTTAGCAATATTGACAGGAAAGAAAGAGATTCTAAAAGAAGTTTTTTCCAACCATCAGATAAAACAACTAATAAAATAAACGATACAGAATTTGTGTCTGGAACTACTTGGCATTTGTCTTTCAAGATAGGTGTTGATGAGCAACAGCTTAAAGCAAATATAACAACGAAAGAATTAAAGGCATTTCTTTTGTCTGATGGAACAACTGCAAGAGCAACTACTGCTATTGCCTGGATTGATTCTACTTTGGCTTTGGATGATGCCCATGCAGATAAGTATGCTTTGTATACTGCTGTTGATTATAATATTGTTGAATTTATGACAAGAGTAAAGAAAAGTGCTATATTTGAAGGAACGGAGATAGGAAATGTCGCAAAACACTATATTGATGTTTTGTATGCCGACCAAATAGCAAATAACGCAGACCATCAAGCTCGTGTAGCTTTAGTAGAGAACTTTGACCTATCAGAAGATTCTTTAGCGTGGTTAGAAAACGAAGGTATAAAAATAAAATAATGACAAAATTTGAAAAAGCAATAGAGAATTTAAAATCAGACAAGCCTGGTTTACTAGAACAGGTTTTTGGTTTTATAGGGGTAATTTCAGCATTGCCATCTGTTATAGTTTACTATATTCTGGTTTTAATTAGAAATCAAGTACAAGCTCTAATTAAAAAGGTTTGGAAATAGATTTTAAGCCAACTCCTAAACAGCACATAGCTTGGGAGTATCTGCACGATGAATCTACTTCTGAAATTTTATTTGGGGGTAGTGCTGGTGGTGGTAAGAGTTACTTTGGGGCAGCTTGGCTATTGTATTCTTGCCTTCGTTATCCTGGTACTCGTTGGTTAATGGGTAGAGCTGTACTAAAGACTTTAAAGGAAACGACACTTAACTCATTTTTTACTGTATGTGGTGATTGGGGTGTAAAAAAGGGTGAGATTTATAAATTTAACGCACAATCTAACATTATAGAGTTTACAAATGGCAGCTCCATAATTTTAAAGGATTTATATCAGTACCCTGCCGACCCAAATTTTGATTCACTTGGTTCATTGGAGATTTCTGGTGCTTTTATAGATGAGGTGAACCAATGTACAGAAAAAGCAAAGAATGTTGTTGCCTCAAGGATTAGATACAAGCTATCAGAGTATAAGTTACGACCAAAAGTGCTTATGTCGTGCAACCCTGCTAAAAACTGGGTTTATGACTTTTATAAACAAGACAGAGATGACACTTTAGCCGACCACAAGAAGTTTGTACAGGCTAAACTAGTAGATAACCCTCATATTTCTGAATTTTACGAAGAACAGCTTAGAAGATTAGACCCTGTTTCGAGAGAAAGGCTTTTACATGGTAACTGGGAGTATGATTCTGGTGAAGATAGGCTTTTTGACTACGAGGCACTGTTAAATATGTTTACTAACTCATCTGTTTCGTCAGAAGGTGCAGAAAAGTACCTTTCTTGCGATGTTGCCTTACTTGGTAGCGATAAATTAGTTATTTGCGTATGGAATGGCATGGTTGTGGAAGAAATAATCACAAAAGACAAGACATCTGCCGATAATGTGGAGAAAATCATAAGAAATCTAGCAGAAAAGCATCAAATAAGCAAAAAAAACATCATAATTGATAGTGATGGAGTAGGTCAATACCTTTCTCACTACATGAAAGGTGTTGTTCCTTTTGTAAATAATGCGAAGCCAATGAACAAAGAAAACTTTGTAAATTTAAAGACACAGTGCTATTATAAACTTGCAGAACAGATAAATGTGGGTAATATCTGGATAAAATGCAATGATACAGAGCTTAGAAACAAAATTATAGAAGAATTTGAGGTTATTCGCAGAAAAAACATGGATAACGACAATAAATTAGCTATTTTATCTAAAAAAGAGATGAAAGCTGTTTTAGGACACTCACCTGACTTTGCAGATGCCTTAATGATGCGTATGAAGTACCTTTTTGGTAATGATAAAAGGATTTTAGCGTGGCGATAAAAAAACTTGCTTTTTGTTCCATAAAGTTCCAAACTATATTCGTTATATTGTAAGATGGCTTTTGAACTTGAAATATATTATCTAAACAATGAACATTCAAGTATTGTGAATGACTATATAGATGATGTTTATCAATTAGTTCATGAAGCTACATTTTTTACAGAGGATTACAAAAATTTTGAGGACTTAATACAGAATGTCGTGTCTTACCATAATGGTTTAGGTGAGTATGTGGCAGATGGTAGTGTTGATAGAAGAGAATGGTATACATCTTTACCTAATAATTTATATTGGGTTAGTAAAGGGTTTTTTTCAAACTTGCCACAGTATCAAGATAAAGATATTGTTGAGCATGAGCAAAAATTGTTATATTTGACAATAGATGTTTTAGACAGACTAAACGAATGTATGGAAAAACTGCCTTTAACGCAAGGAGAGATGAATATAAATCTAAATTAATGAAAGAGTTTGAAATTAGTGGTAAGAAGGTGAATATACCTGAAACCTGGTTAGATATAAATTGGTCTACGTTTTTAAAGTTTACAAAAATTATAAAATCGTATGATGAAGAGTTAAAAAAACAAGAAGAATCTGATTCTGACAAAGAATATGCAGAGGTTCTCTTAAATTTAGATTTTAACACTAAAATTTTATCATTTTGGACTGGATGCACGATAGAAGAGGTTTCTCATTGGGATATGCAAGAGGCAAACGAAATAATGAAACAAATATCGTTTGTAAATCAAGAGTATGTGCCAATAGACATAAAGTCTTTTACGATAGGAGAAGAAAAGTTCTTTTTACCAAAAGATTTAATGAGAAAATCATCCTTTGGTAGATATATTGAGGCTGAACAATTAGAAATACAGTCTAGTATGATAGACCAAGGCAAAATTGAGTATATGCCTAGACAGATTGCAATTCTTTGTAAAAAAGAAGGTGAAGAAGAGAAATTAGATGATGATGTCATCGACAAACGAGCTAAAATGTTCGAACAATTAGATATGGCAACGATTTGGGATGTCGCTTTTTTTTTGAACAAGTTAGAACAAGGATTGCTGACGAGTTTCCTAACCTATCAGGTGGTGGAGGAAGTAATGCAGCAAAAAGAGCAGCAAAAAGCACAATAGATGGTTATGGCTGGTTAAATTCTGTTTATCGAATAGCACAAGACGGAATTTTTACAAAAGGCAACGAATCTGCTGTTCAATCTGTTCTTGACGCTAAATTAGATGAGATTTTAACGTATCTCTCTTGGCAAAACGCAGTTAGTAAGTTTGATGAGATAATGTCAGAGATACATAAAAAACAACAGAAATAATGTCTACAACTTTAACACAATTAGTAAATAACATGAACACCTGTGCAACTAGTGCAGGTTTTAATTCATTTAAGTTTGGTAATACATCACACATAAACTTTGACCATAACATACCATACGACTTACTTAACTTTCAATACCCAACATCAAGTATTATAGATATAAATAATGGTTTACAAGTATTTGATTGCGTCATTACAGCTTACAGACCAATATCTAAAGCAAACACTACAGGAGTAGAGATAACTGATAATGTTCATGTTATTATGACTGCCCTAGAAAAAAGAATATTAAAGGTTTTAGGGTGTTTAGGTTCTGCAAGTAATTGTCAAGATGTTATACCTAGAGAATCAATACAGTTTATAAGACAAAAAAATACACACAATGATAGACTCGTTAGTGTTAGCTGCAACTTTAGTATAGAACTTTTTTACGATTGTGTAGATTTTGATTGCTCAAACTTTCCTCCAGCAGCTACACTAGATAGTTATGATTGTATTAATAATGAGTGCGTAGACCCTGGTGATGGTTCTGGTACTTACGCTACTTTAGCAGAGTGCGAAGCAGCAGGATGTGAAAGCTAATGAAGAGTATATACGAAAAAGTAGGGAACAAGATACAGCGTGAGCTTAAAAGAGAATTAGCTAGACAGCGTTCTTTTGGTGAATTTGGTAAGTCTCCGATTAATAATACAGGTGCTTTAAGCAACAGTATGATTAACGAAATATCATTTGGTGATGTAGACACAATAAGAGTAAAAGGCTTACAATATGGTAGTTGGTTGAACGATGGTTACAAGCCAAAATTTAATTCTAAAAGTGGTTTAGGAGGAGACCCAGGAAGTCCATACATAAATGGATTAGTAAGATGGTTAGGAAGTAAAAAAGGTCTTTATGGCAGAGAAGCATTAAAAGCTGCTTTTGCTATTGCTAAAAGTAAAGAAAATAAATTATCACCACACCCAAACGTAAAAGGTTGGATTGATAAAGCAAGTAAAAAAATAGATGAAAGTTTATCATCTTTTGTACAAAACGAAATAGACCTAACTATTCAACAAAGAGTAGATAGGGTTTTAAATATAACAATATAATATGGCAAGTCCTACAATATCTATAACACAAAACCTAGACAGACAGTTTTATGCTGCCTACAGACCTATTTTATGTCAAGTAGAAGATTTAGATGGTAATGCTGCGTATATGACAGCAACTATAGAAAGACAAGCAGGTTTTAACAGTAATGTTTATCAAAGCACAGGAATCACACTTAATGCTTACGAAGATAACGACCAACCTTTTCACTACACATTTAACCTTATGGGTTATGTTAGAGAACTTTTAAATTCTGGTGGATGGTCTAGGTTTACACAAATAGTAAGACCAGGTGTAGATGAAACAGGATATAGGTTTAGAATTAGGATACACGCAAATAGATATAGCGATACTGCCGATGCACCTTTAGTAGTAGATTATGACGATGTAGAATATAGTTTTAGCTTTTTCGCATTAAACACTACAACAAACATACAGCAAAGACTAGGAAACACCCCAGCAGTTGGTAACCTACCTTTTGATTTTCCAAGCATTGATAGACTAATATTAGGTAGCAATAGAGAAGCAAACTATCAAGACATGAGCATAAAGCTAAGTCAAAACTCACCACAATACATAGAAACAGGTACCTTCTACAATACATCTCTCTCATCATTAATAGCATCAAAGACATATACCATAAATATGTCAGACTCTCGCAATGATGCCATTTATCAGCCTGTTGGTCTAAGCAAAGGTTATTGGAATGAGTTTTGGCTTTCTTTTTACATAATGGACTCTAATGGTAATCTAAATGGAATTGCAACTACTTTTGTTACTAGTATTTCACAATTATATAAGATAGCAGCACATCCTGTTAGACTAAACTCACAAATTATATCATTAGGTGGTAATCCAGGTAATAGTATTATTGATGCAAGTGGTAATTTAGTAGCTGCTGGTGCTATAATAGTTCCCTTTGTAAGGAACAGTTTTTTAGGTACACAAAAATATTTAGCTCTACCAGGAAGTTACTATGGTGCTAATAACTATACTGTTGATGCACACCTTTTAGACTGGAGTGATGTGCCTGATAATGGTAAGTGTAATAGAAATAAGTTTGTATTTAGAACCTCATCTGGTTCTTTTGATTGGATAAATTTATATGGTACAGAAAGCAAAGAAACTACTTTTAGCTCTGTAGTTTACGATAGATTTGCAGACATTGGATTTGGAATACAAGGCAACTCTTTACACACTAGGTCTGTTTTACACAATGACAGAGAAGATGTATTTACAATCACATCTCAACCAATAAGCAAAGAGATTGGATTGCACGTTGAAGAGCTTATAACAAGCACTATGGTTTGGATAGAAAAAGAACACTATATAAATCATGGCTCGAATACTACAATGAATAATGGAAACTTAGTTCCTATATTGATAAATCCAGGTAGCTTTGAAATTTATAGTACAGAAAACAATATGTACTTTGTAGAGTTTAGCTACACTTATTCTGAAAAAATAACAATGCAAAAAGCATAACATGGCAAATATTAGTTACGAAGCAAATAACTGTGTTTTAGAAATAGGTACAACTATAGGTTCAAGAGAAATATCTTCTCAAGAACAGGTTGGTACTGAAACAATAACTAAATATGAAGGCTGTGTAGATATAAATGACAGTAAAGATGAAGGATTTAATGATGGACAAGGCAATACTGGGCAAAGAGTTGTTTATACTGGTAGCGTACCAACTGTTGCTGATAATTTAGGAGGAACACTGCAAGAGTGTTATGGTGTAGGTAACATACAAACACAGGGATGTGCCTTAACATATTTAAACACTTTTGGTAATAACTCTTTTCAGCCAGGTAGCAATCAAGATGATGATAAGCTAATTGTTTTTAGTTTATATGATAACAGTTTAGTTCCAATTAATATGCCTAGTATAAACCCAGTATTAACAGCAGGGGGTGCTAGGTATGAACCACAAAACGCTATAAACAATTCACATAATCCACAAGGTAGAGCAATATACTTTGTAAACAATGACCAAACTAGTGGTACAGGTGCTAATGTAACAGACAGAGAAGTTTCTTGTTTTGACGTAGTACACGACTTTGCAAACAACAACATAGTTTTAAGAGGTAATGGTTCGGATAGAATTGCAGACTACACAGCACAATGTAACCAGTTATGGTTGAATCCAGAAAGACATTCTTATTATATATCTGCTTATAAACATTCAGGTGCTTGGGATAGTTCAGGAGGCTCTAACAACCCTTTTTATTGGGTTGGTGGTAGTATTAAGGCAAAAACACACATAGGCTCTTACGAAGGCTCTATTTACAGAAACCCAGCTTTAGGTACTAAGATAAACGACTGTTTTAATAGTGATGGTTTGTTAGGAATAACAAGTCAGGCTTTTGGTATGGGTGCTGGACTTGAAAGTGCAGACCAGTATGAGGTTAAAATATCTGTATCTTCTATAATAAACGCTAACATAAATGTTTTTGAAGGCTCACCTTACAACAGTCAAATAGAAACAGGACAGGCTGGTAACTTGACAATAACATCTCCAGGTGTATATTCGTTTTGTTTAGGTGCATTGAAGAGAACACATACTTTTGGTCATACTGCAACTTATGGTGGTGTTATAATGATGGATAATGGCAAACACTTTCATCCAGCTAATGGTTCAATAAATATTTTAGAGGCTTTTGCTATAGATGAAGATTTACCTGCAAGATGCACTATAGATTTTATAGAGATAACAAAAAAAGACACAAAGATAACTAGTGAAGAAGTGCCTGTTTATGTAGACAACTCTTACACTATAGATGATATACAATGGGAATACTTAGATATTTTTAAAAGCAATGAGCTGCCTTTAGCTTTAACATATACTATAGGAAACTTAAAGGATTTAACTAAGTCCAATACAGGTTATAGTAAAACATTTGAAATACCCTCAAACAATCGCAACAATCAAATACTAGACCCAATGTTAGCTGTTGGTGCTGTAAGGGAAAATATAGATTGGAAGCCTTGTAGAATATCTGTAGATGGTGTTGTAGTCTTTAAGGGTTTAATGAGAGTAGAGAAAGGTATTACAGGTGAAGGTGGAGCTTACTCTTGTCATATTTTAGAAGACTCAATAGATTGGGCATCATTAATTGATGATAGAAAAATATGTGATATTGCTTTTGGTGATGAAGTGCCTAAAAAGAAAGGTTGGCAATCTATACTAACCTCTTGGTTTCACACTCCTCATAAATCAATAGGTGAAGAAAGTTTTGTAGATTTTAAAAACGACCCTACAAGAAACTTATTTGGTGGTCAGTATAGCCTTCCAGGATATTTTGGAGAGACAGAAGCCTTAATAGAAAAAGACTATATATATGGATTAGTAAACTATGGAGAATGGGATGCACAATCTTTAAATTCACAGGAAGAAGATTATGATGGAGTAATAAATTACGACCATAATTCTAATGACTTTCATCCTTCTATTTTTGCATATAGAATTGTAAATAAAATTTTTGAAAACATTGGTTATACTTTACAAAGTAATTTCTTTGAGTCTGACACATTTAAAAGATTAGTTCATCCTTATACTTCAGGTGATGATTATAGAGATGACAATCTTTATGGAGAAAATGGTAGTCATGCTACTCATGTTGGCTTTGCTCCTAAAATACCTTGTGGTGGTAATTTTGAAACTGGTGGTAAAGTAAAATCTCCAAACATTCATGTTTTTTATCCTCCTATAGTACCTGGTTCTGACGAAGGTAATAATTGGGGTGGCAACTCAAGTCAAACAGGATATACAGCACCTTTTGCTGGTAACTTTTATGTAGGATGGGGTTTGTATATGTATATAAGTGCTGGAAATTCTGTTGGAAATTTATATGCTGAAATAATGATTAATGGTTCTGTTGCAGACCCCACCTATAACTATAACAATGGTCTTGTTTCAGTGTTAAACTCTGGTGGGGATGCTCATTTAGGAGAACAATTTAGCAATACTGGTACTGTATATATGAATCAAGGTGATGTTCTTTCTCTAAGGATTAGAGGTCATCAACAAACTGGTGCATTTGGACTGCCAAAAAAAATGTGGTGTGATGTTTCTGATATTTTATTAGACATTTATCCATTGCCTTCAGCTAATGTTCCTGAATTTAATGTTAATTTTAATAAGATATTACCTTGTACTAAACAAAAAGATTATTTAAAAGGTCTTACAGAATTGTTTAATTTGCAATGGTTAGCAGATAGAGAATCCAGAACAGTAACTGTTGAGACTTATGATGATTTTTTTGGCAGTGGTAAAGTTTTAGATTGGACTGATAAGTTAGACCATACGTCTTGGACTGATAAATTTATTGCTGAAGAATTAGCGAGAAATGTACTATTTAAGTATAAAAAAGATACTGGCGATAAGGGTATCGAATCTTTATATAATTGGAGAGAAGAAAATGGATATAACATTTACAAATCTTATGAGTTGCAAAACGAACAAAGATTTAGAAAAGATAGACTTAACTTAGGAACAACAATATTTCATTCAACATATAGATTTAATAATTATGGCAATCAGCCAAATCCAAGTCAATATCCAGCAGGTCATCCTACTTTAGCTAATGCTTATCAGTGGGGTGATTTAACTTGGACAGACCCCTTCATAAATAAAGATAATCCTTTGATGCCAGTTATTTGGACTAATGAAGGAGGTCATATAAATCAACAGCTAAGACCTGCATATACACCAGCTCCAAAGGCAAGTATAAGAATATTAAACTACTACGGAATAACAAAATGTTCTAAATGGAAGTTTGCAAAGTCAGATGGTAATTCACAAAGCATGGGGGTTTATCCTCATTTAGGTTGGATTAATGGCTGGTCAAAAGGGGTTGCTATAGACCCTTACAACTTGTCTTGGGATGATTATGATGATGGAAGTGGTTTTGTTAGTCCTGGCTTGTTCTCTAAGTATTGGAGAAACGCTTTTAACAAGATGTCTGGTGGTGCTGCTGTAAGAACCTGTAAGATGGCTTTATCTGCTGTAGATATAAATCTTTTTGATTACAGAGACATAATACACCTAAAGATAGATGGTGTTTCTACTTACTGGACAGTACAGGCAATTAAAGACTACAAGCCTAACCAAAGAGTTTTAACTACTGTAGAGCTTATAGAATGGAAACAAGACAACAACTACGTTGGAAGTAGCACTAAAAAAACTTCTAATAAGATTGATATACAGGAAGAAGAAGATACTAGCAAAGAGTACACAGCTTCTGTAAATCCTGTTGCTTATGCACCAAAAAGTAATTTAGAACGTATAGAAGATGCTATTACAGTTACAGATGTTGGTGATGTTAAGTTGTATGGTGGTGAAATTATAGTAGAAGAAGAAAATGGTATGATATGTACTTTGGTTTACACTGATGGGGATTGCGTAGAAAAATTATATCTGCCCAAAGAAGCAGATGATGAAGACAGAAATAACAACAGAATAAACTACAACAAGTAGCATGGCTAAGAAAAGAAAAAAGAAAAAAACAACTTATAATAAATAGATAATGGCAAAGACTACAACTTTTTATGAGTTTAAGGCAAAACTTACCGACCTTGACCTTTTAAATGCAAAGCTAAAAGAAGCACAAGTAAATCTAAAAGGTTTAAAAACTAATACTGAAAAGTATGCTGAACTAAGTGCAAAAATAGGAGGCATCACTAAAAAAATAGACGAGAATAAAAACGCTATTAATAATTTAAGAGAAGGTGGTGAAAGGTTAAACAAGACAGGGAATAGAATGGTAGGCATATTTAAGTCTGCGAGTATAGCTATTGTTTCTGCTTTTGCGTTTAGAGCTATAATAGGTGGTTTTAGAGGTGTTATAAAAACATTTTCTGATTTTGAATCACAAATGGCTGCTGTACAAGCAATCTCTGGTGCAACTCAAGAAGAGTTTAAAAAGCTAAAAGAATCAGCAGAACGATTAGGTGCTAGTACAGTTTTTACAGCTAGTCAAGTTGCTGAATTACAAGAGGCTTATGCAAGACTAGGTTTTACTGCTGAAGAAATAATATCAGCACAAAGTGGTACTATAGATTTAGCTGCTGCAACAGGCGAGTCATTAGGTAGCTCTGCTGAAACTGCTGGTTCTGTTTTAAGAGCATTTGGTTTAGATGCCGAACAAACAGGTAATGTTGTTGATGTCATGGGTGCTTCTTTTACTAGCTCTGCACTTAACCTAGAAAGATTTACACAATCAATGAAGTTTGTTGCTCCTATTGCAAGAGCAGCAGGTTTTACATTTGAAGAGACATCTGCACAACTTGCTATCTTAGCTAACAATGGTTTGTCAGGTTCTTTGGCAGGTAACGCACTAAAAAACATATTTTTAAGACTAGGAGATTCTAACTCTAAGCTAAACAAATCTTTAGGTAGAACTGTACAAGGTTTACCTGATATGATAAACGCTTTAAGAGAAATGAAAGACGAGTCTTTTGGTTTAACAGAAGCAACAGAATTACTAGACAAAAGGTCTGCTCCAGCTTTCCTAACATTAATTAATAATATTGACGGACTAGAAGAGCAATTAGATATTTTAAATAATGCAGAGGGTGCTGTTTCAAGAATGGCAGCGATTAGACTTGACACTTTAGAAGGAGACTTTACATTATTAAAATCAGCTAGTGAAGGATTAGGTGTGGCTATAGGAGAGGTCTTTAGTGGTAGTTTAAGAAACGCAGTAGATTCTTTGACACAGTTTTTACAAAACTTATCAAAAAACGATGCTGCTTTAAAAACAATAAGGTTTGTTGTAGATACGCTAGTAAACTCTATAGCACTATATTCAGCAGGTCTTTTAATTGCTAAAGCTAGAACGCTTGTAATGGCAAAGTCAAGTGGTAAGTGGAGTCAGGCTTTAATATCACTTAGAGGTAGTTTAGCTGCTGCAAGAAATGGCACACTAACTCTTTCTATGTCTATGCACACTCTAAAAGCTGCTATAGCTTCTACAGGTATAGGTGCTTTAGTTATTGCTGCTGGTGCTTTGTACACCATGTTTACACAAGTTAGTGAAGCTACACAAGAAGTTGTTAGAAACCAAGAAAGACTAAACAGGTCTTTTGGTGAGGACATAGAAAAAGCACAGTTACTTAACGAGAATAGTCAAGAAAGGCTAGACTTGTTAAGAAAAATGAAGCAAGAATATCCAGACCTTATTGGTGATATAGACTTAGAAGTTGCAAGTAACGAGCAGCTTTTTAAAATCATGACCTTAGTTAATGGCACTAGAGCTGAAAGACTAGCTATAGCTGCTGCACAAAAGGAAATAGATGAATTATCTGAAGAAACTGCTGAAAAAGATTTAGACCTTAGAAAAGAAAAGTTAGAGCTATTAAAGAAGATAGATGAAAAAGAGCTGAAGTCTACAGATACTTTATTCAAAAGGTACAATTTACAAATAGAAAGAATTGATAGAGCAATACAAAAAAATAAAGAGTTATTTGAACAACAAGAAAAACTACTTAATGATTCTGTAAAGTTTGAGAAAAATCTTTTAAAAGAGAAACAGGAAGAAAGTGAAGTCTTTAACGCATTAGCATTAAGAGATGAAAAATCTTATAGGTTTAGTTTAAGAGAAGGCTATTTAGAGGATTTAGAAGAATTTAGAAAACAAAAGAGGGGTAAACAGCTAGAACTTATAGAAGAACAAAAAGCAGAAATATTAGCTGTAGACCGAATAGTTGATTACAGAAGATTGTTATCTATTTCTGATAAAGGAACTGTAGAGCAAAAAGCAAAAGTAAAAGAAGAAATAACTGAATTAGAGGGGAAAATGGGTGATGCTTTAATAGCAAGAGCAGAAGACTCTTCTGTTTCAACTGCAAAGCTGGGTATAAATTTACAAGAGCTTAAAAAGTATGTAACACAACTTAACGCTGCATTAAAAGGTGAGGTTAGCGACCCTAAAGGAACAATATTTGATGCTGGTAATTTAAGAAAAACTAAAGACAGGTTTAAAGACCTAATAAAGTTAAGAGCTGAAAATGTAGTTAGTCTTGATGAAAATGAAATAGCAAAAGTAAAGGCAGCAGAGGAGTTGCAACTTAAAAAACTTAAAACAGAAAAAGATGGTATACTTGCAAACTTAAAAGATGTAACTGATGCACAAAAGATTTTAGCTACAGGAGATGAAAAATCTATTGCAGAATTTATCAAGAAAAACAGAAACAAGTTTGATTCTCTAAAGAATTTAAGTAATGAAGAGTATCAAAAATTAATTGATATTGATAAAAGCTATTATGACGAAAGGGGTGATGCCTTACAATCAATGTTAGATGAAGAAGGAGAAAAGTTTGCAAACAATACTTCTTTATCAGAAGAGGTAAAAAAAGAGACAACCAAAAAAATACGACAACTTGATGTTGAAGATAAGATAGCACTAGCAGAAAATGAAAGAGAAAAAAGTGCTATTGTATTTGAAGAACAAGAAAAAACTCTTCATGGGTTCTTTAAAAATTCAGCAAACAGAATTGCAGCAATAGATGATGAATTAGCTAAAGAAATAAAGTTAAATGAAGAAGCATTTAAAGCTGGTTCAATAAACAAAGCACAGCAAGAAAAAGCTGATATGGATGCAACTAAAGAAGCAGAAGCAGAACAGGAAAGAATTAGAGATGAAAGAGTAGCTAAAGTAGCAGAGATGTATGGTAAGCTATCTTCACTTGCTTTAGACTTTTTTAACAACAGAGCAGAACTACAAAAACAAAAGTTACAAGAAGAGTTTGACAGGGAATCTGCACAAAGAGCTTTAGAGTTTGAAAGAGATGTAGAGTTAGCTGAAGCTAGAGGTCAAGACACAGAGGCTATGAAAAGAGCTTTTGACAATAGAGAGATTGAGCTAGAAAATCAGAAAGAGGATAAGCTAATGGCTATAAAAAGAAAGCAGTTTCAAGCTGATAAAATAAACAGTATTATTCAGGCAACACTGGATGGCTATGCTGCTGTTGTTGCTGTTGCTAGTGAAACTGGTTTAGCTGCTATTGGTGCTGCTCCTATTATGTCTGCTTTTGTTGCTGCACAAATTGCTGGTATAGCTTCACAAAAGTTCGTTGGAGAACAAGGCGGTATAGTTCCTAGTGGTATAGAGAAGTTTGGTACAGGTGGCATGGTTCATGGTGCTAGACACGCACAAGGTGGTGTTAAGTTTGCTGTAGGAGGTACTGTTGCAGAGCTAGAAGGTGGAGAGGCTGTAATTAATAGAAGGTCTACAGCTATGTTTAAACCTGTTTTAAGTGCAATGAATGTTGCTGGTGGTGGTAAAAAGTTTGAGCAAGGTGGTTTGACAGCATCTACAATAGCTGCCACAAGAGATATTCAGGGTATGATAACTCAAAGGGAAATGACACAAGCTCTAGCTAATGCTATCAACACACAAAAAGTAATTGTAAGTGAAGCAGAAATAACTAATTCACAATTTAATGTTGAAGTACAAGAAAGTTTAAGTACAATTTTTTAATAATAATATTTTATATTTGTTTTATGTTTAAAGATTTAAGAAAATTATTTTGGCAGCTTATCATTGGTAAAGGTGTTAAGTTTGCAACACAAAAAAAGTTTGAAAAAAGATTATCTATTTGCAGAAGCAACAAGTGTGGTGTATATCAAAAACCACTTGGAATAGAGTCTTTAGAAAGATGTGGCGATTGTGGATGTTTGCTACAGACTAAAAATAGAATTGACGAAGATTTTATTAAATGTCCACAAAACTATTGGAAATAAATGCCAAACCGAAAAGAGATTGTAGAGGAGTTTCTCGACATTGTTAGACAAGAGTCTATATTAAGGTGGGGAGAAGATTTTACAGTTAAAGATTTAGTATATCATTTAATAGAAAATGGTATAATTGCTCCTAAGTCTTTACGAAACTATATGATGTTTAGAGATTATGATAAATTTATCGTAGAAAATGAAGGTCATGTAGGTCATACTTTTATTGATATATCAGTAAGGCACGACTTAACTGAAAAGCAATGTCGAAACATTATCTACAAGCAAAGATATAAAACCGAAAAGGATTATAATATTAAGAAAGAAGAAGGTTAGTTAGCTTATAAAACTCTATACAACCTTCATTACTCCAAATTTTTCTAGCGTATACTGTGTGTATATGTGAATCCTCCTCTAATAAGGCATCCATAAGACCTTTTAAGAGATTATCTATGTCTGGTCGCTGTTGGTGGTCAGAAAAAACCATTTGTGCTTTCTTAGCGTTGCTCCAAGACTTAGGCATTGGGATGTGAAACACGCAATATATTTCGTTACCTAACTTAAAGTTATTATCCCAAGCCCAATCTTTTATATGGTCTTTATATTCCCAATACTTTAATACTATTGGTCTTTTCTTCCAAGAATCAGCTCTAGTCATTCTAGGCTTTGCCATTCCTGGATAAGGGTACTTAATCATTTTTAGTAACCTCTTCTACTATTTTATCTAAGTCTTGTATAGGTTGCGTTAATATTTCAAGATTGTATGTGCCATCATAAACGATTCCAACTACTCTTACGTTGCTTTCTGATTCTATTTCATCTATAGTATCTTTTAAATCATTTCTTACATATAGCTGACCATTAGCGTTACCAACAACATTTAAGTCTACCATAACCCTATACTTGCCATCATTTATAATTTCATTTGCCATTTTCTAAATCTTTATTAATTTTTAAAATATAATTATACTTCTGTAAACACTTTTCATGCACTAGCTTACCATCACTAGCTTTTCTATGACTACAGGCACAACCCTTTAAAGGCTTTTCACATTGTGGACATTCCTTTATGTTACTCTCCTTTTTCATTTTTGTACTTATCTTTTATTTTATCTAGTATATGTTTCATCCTAGATTCTACCTCGCCATCTATATCTTTACGATAAGTCCCCCAATCACCAGGAAAAACATTTAAGCCTTTACGTTTTTGTTTCAATTCTTTATTAGCCTGTCTTCTTCTTTCCTTGTAATCTTCAAAAGATTCATTTTTGTTTCTTTTCATATTCTTCTATGTTTTTTTCTAAATTGTTGAATTTTACACCAAGCAATTTAAGTATAAATCTAATCATTATCTTGTAGTTTTATGATTATCATCATTATTTAATGTCTCATAAATCTTTGGCTCTATATCTTTTATTTTGCGATATATAGCTCTGACATCTTTCATTACCTCTTGTCTTTTTGTTTTAGAAATATCTGTTCCTGTTACAGAGACAACCAATGAGTGTGCCTTTTCTAGTAAATTACTTGTTCTCTTTTTCATTTTCTATTTCTTTTTGTAAATTAGCTAAAGCTCTCCATGCTACTTTTGCAGAATGTCTTACACCATCTGTGTCTATTGTACCTGCATCTAATAAGTGTCTTGACAAGGCATCTAGCTCATCACCACTTTTACTTCTATCCCAGTGCAAAGGTTTATCAGGATTGTGTTGTTCTTGACCTACAAAGCTGCATCTAGCAACTTCAAGTATTGCGTCTGGAAAGTATTTGAGTACGCCTGTATATACAGGCTTTTCTTTTCTGTCTTTGGAAACCAATCCTAGCTCCTCTTTTGACATTTTCATCTTTGGGTTTATCATATCATGTATAATTTTTAGTTTATCGTCTCTATTCCTTGTGTAGTCGTAGTAGTATTTACTTTTTTTCATTTGACAAATATTAATTTTTTTGGTAATAAATTATTACAAAACCAAGCCACTCCAAAATGGGGAGAGCCCTTACCAGTAAAGTCAATTCTTTTGTTTAATACTAATAACTCTATTCCATACATATCAAATAACTCACCCCTCTTTTTCCCTTGTATTGAAGAGACTGGTAATAGTAATGCAAAAGGTTTGTTTATGTTATAGCATCTTTGAATAAAGTTATCTTTTTTTGAGTATGGTGGATTAGTTAAAACAACATCAACTTCACTTGGTATATCATCTAGTAAAAAATCTTTTCCTTTACTAGCGATACAATAAAATCCATTACTAATTAAAAAATCAACAATATTAGAGCTAATATTACTTGTGCAGTCATAATAGGTCAAAGTCTTATCTAAATATGGTAACAAAGGTAAAACAGCCTCAATAGGAGTGTAACATTCATCAGAATGTAAATTGTTTCCAGTTATCTTTAACATATTAATATTACTACTTGCCATTATAATGTTTGTTATGTTTAGTAGTTTGTAAATCCATATTGACCTTCTATAATGTAATCTTTAATTTTAATATCAACTTCATTTTCTTTCTTGCCAATTTGCTTTAAAACTTTTTGCTTAATATGTTCAAGTATTTCTTCTTTATTTTCTGACAAAGCAAAGGTATCAATATAACCAGTTTTTATTTTAGCTTTTATGTAACTGCTAGTTTTCGAGTTTCTATACTCGAACTTTACTAATACTCTGTATATTGGTTTTGGCATAAATTATCTATCTGGATATTTATCTTGAAATTGTTTTAAAAAATTAAAATATTCAGTTCTAAAATAATTTAATTCTTTTTCAAGTATTTCAATTTCTTTTCTAGTTCTATATAAAACTATTGCAGAACCTATTAATAAACCTGCCAACATTGAGGTAGCTATAGCTATTATTGGAATATAAATCATATACAATGTAACAAAAAGTTTTTCATAAAAACAAATTATATAAGCGATTGTTGCTCTAATTTTAAATATGAATTATTATTTTCATGTTCACCAATCTCAATGTACCTACCATTCTGTATGTTATATTTAAACTCTGCTTCTCCTAATTCACCTATGTGTCTAAACTTAACTTTTTGTACAAAAACTTTTGTTGTACTGTTTTCAAAATCTCTATATATTGATAAACCATTATCTACTTGATTGTAAAAATTAGCACTACCTGCAATGTCATATAATGTTGGCACTTCATATAGTTTGTTATCTTGTTTAGCCATTTTGCGTGGATGTGCTACAAGAAATATATGTATGTCATATTTTTGTTTAAATATTGTTAGCTTAGTAAGAAACTTATTAATGAAATTAGTTTCGCTATCAGAACCTAAATTAGCATCTATTTTATTATATGGGTCTATAACTAGGGCGTTTATACCATATCGTCTAATTAATCCTTTAGCTGCGTTTAAAATAGCATCTATGGTGTAAACATCGCTATCTGGTCTTATCCAATAAAAGTGTCTTGATATAAAGTCTTTTGCTGTACCAAGCTCATGTTTACTCATTCTGTTAAATTTAGTTTCTTTGCGAAATGACTTACCAATCAGCTTTTCAGCTAAAACAGAAAAGTGCAACTGCATAGGATAATGTTCAGGACTAAACACGCCAAACTTCCAATCATGCTGTGTAGCTAGTTTCATACACAAGTGTTCTAAAAAATTACTTTTACCATGTGTTGGTATACCTGTAACTACAGTTAATTGTGAAGACGCAAAGCTAAATAATTTATCAAACTTGCTATGACCAATTAGTTTACCTCTTTGTAATCCTGTTTCGTACAAAGAGTCTATATCTATGTCAAATTCTTTAACACTTAAAACACCTTCTAACGGATATGGCTGTGATTTAACTATACATTCTTTTACAACATCAATGTTGTTTTTGACTAAGACATCATTAATGTCTTTACAATCGTTAGGATAGCTTACTCTATAACAAATATCTCTGCCTAGTCTTCTTGACAATTCTTCTTGTAGCTTTAAACCTGGCTCATCATTATCAACTGCTATATATATTTTTTCTATATTTTCTGGAAAATCTTTAAGGTAATCCATTTTTAAATTACTAGCACCATTAGGAACAGATACGCAGTTTTTATAACCTGCTTCGTATAATGCTAATTTATCCATTTCTCCTTCGACTATTATAGCTTCTTTTTTGCCAATTAAATCATCTAAGCCATACATAATTCTTTCAGCATCTTTTACTAGTTTAAAGTTTTTAGCACCATCTCTGTATTTAATATTTACTAAAGAACTATCTCTATAGTATTTAAACTGTATAGTTGTAACTTCTTTATTCACCTGTGGCATATATTCTAAACCTTCAGCGACCCTGTTGCTTATAAGTGTTTGTTTTGTGATACCTCTACTGGCAAACCAATTTAAAAATTTATCTGTATAATTATAAGAATCATTAGTATTGGTTGGAACTTTATATACTATTTCTTTCATAAAATTATTATTAATTTTTAAACCACCATGCCATCCACAATTATGACAATTCCATATGCCTTCGTCTATGTTTACGGATAAACAGGGGTCTGATTTCTTTTTTCTTTCGTGTGAGCATTTTGGACACTTAGTTTTAACTTGTCCATTTATCTTTTTTACTTCAATGCCATAATCTAAAAAACTCATTAAAATACCATATTTGTAAAGCCATTACCTGTAAAGCCTTGATTACTATTATCAATTATTTCATCATCCCAACAACCTTGATTAAGCCAAGTGCTTGGGTGTTTTTTGTATTTTATATCTACAATAGAATTAGAATATTCTTTTGCCTTAGTAACACACTTTTTGCAAATTTCAATATCTAACTTAATAAATTTATCATAACACAGCTTTCTGCTTTTCTTGTAATTATATGCCTCCCAAAACTTTTCAAACAATTCTTTCTTTTCATTTATATTATTACTATTTATAGTATTATGCTTAACATTTTTGTTAAGGGGGGTATTAACATTTTTGTTAAGGGGGTCTAAACATTTTTGTGAATCAACTAGAGTAATCTTTCTTTTATCTACGTTCTTTTTTTCTTTAACTAAATGTATTTTTATAAAACCATTTATAGATAAGTTTTTTATATTTCTACTTATGCTATTAGGATGTTTTTTAAACAGCTTACTAAAGTAATCATTACTTGCCCAACAGTAACCCTTTTGATTACATAAGGCAGTTATTTCAGCGTATAGTAGTTTTTCTGTAGAATTAACTTTATCGCTATATCTTATATTAGCTGGTATTATTGCGTAATAGTTAGGTTGATTTGTCATATTAGTTTTAGATTATAAAAGGGAGAGCAAAAAATATTCACCCTCCCTTTAAGTTAATTTAAAATGGTAAGTCATCTTCTGACCCCACTTCTACAGCTTTTTTCTTAGTAGGCTTCCAAGTGTCTACATAAGAGTAGTGAGTAACACCTGTTTCTGATGCCTCTTTTCTTCTAGCAACAATTAAATTAACCCAACCATCAGTGTTTAGAGTTTTTAGTTGTTCAACTAAATCATCTACTTTGATGCTAAGTTTTAATTGTGTACCACCATTATCAAAAGATTTCTCCTTAATAATCATTCCATTTACATACTGTTTTTCTGACATTTTTAAATAATTTTAATTAATAATTAGTTTGCTTATTTTTAATTACATTTCAACAAAAGTGCTTTTATATTTATCTATTGTGTCTTGCATAATTAATAATTCTTTTTCCATTGCTTTTACTGTTCTTACTCTATGTGTAGTATAATGTTCAAGGTTACAATATTCATATAGCTTTTTATAACCTGTTTGATATAATAAATTTTCTGTGTGTTTTCTTTTATAATGTAGTATTGTTGCGTGGTCTCTATTAATAATTTCACCTGCTCTTGTTAAACTACAACCTATTTCATTTAACATTATGCCTAAAACACTTCTTGCTAAAACATATTCTTGCACTCTTGTTTTTGACCTAATTGCTTCTAATGTCAAGCCACTGCACATTATCACTGCACCACACACAACCTGTTCTTCTATAGTTAATTTTAAATCTTTATATTCAGCTATTTGTAACATATCGTTCATCGCTTAATTTTTTTGCTTTACTTAATAATTGTATTAATTCATTTTTGCTTAAATTATCTTTTAAATATTTTAGAGCAGCTATAAATCTTGTCTTGTTATTTTTATGCTTTAAAAACATTGGTTCTTCATTGTTTAATGTGTCATTTATATCTAAACCAACTTTATCAAAACACAGTTGTAAATACTTTGTCCTTACGTTTGACCTGTGTATTTTTTCACCTAAAAAACCTAACGCATCCCAACATAACTTATCTATGTTATAATAAAATACAGGGTTATCACACCATAATTCTAAAGGTACAGATTTAAAAAAATCAATAAAATAATCTATAGGAATATGATTATTTATACCTATAGGTATTATTGTTGGTATACTGTTTTTACTTATTCTAACGACTTCTCTTATTCTCTGCCAGTTATTAAAATATCCCTCTTCTCTGCATCTGCTTAAATTGGTCTCTAGGGTCTTTAGGGCAATCGTTCTCATAGAGATGTCTAATGATTTCTTCTGCGTCATAATAAGTTAGTTCGTTAAAATTTATATGTTCATAAAATATATTAGCACTAGATGTAACTAAAAGACTTTCTATCTTACCTATTTGCCATAGGGAACATGGTTCGTCTTCTAGTATATCATCTATCCAATCGTGCTGTGTCATTATTTGTCTTCTTGAGAAAAACTATCAGATTCATCTTGTCCATATATTCCTAGTTCATAAAAACCTGCTAACATAAGTACAATTCTTGACTTTGCTCTTTTCTCTGCCATAGCTACAGGGTAAGCATTTTTATTGTTCTTTGGTGAACATTCTCCATAAGTTTGTATAATCTTCTCACCTCTTTTACCTAAAGCCTTTACAAGACAATGTGAATGGTCATCTGAAAGATTTACAATATCATATTGTATTTCTATATCATTAGCTGCCATAATTTTATCTATACCTGCTCTTGTAATTATAGTATAGTGTGCGTGTTTAAACACATCTTCTTTTACTAAATTGTTTTCTATAAACAATCTTTTTAAAGTTTCATTCTTAGTTTCTTTTGTCATTTTTCTTAGGATTAAAATTAGTATTTGTTTTAATTAATGTTAGGCATATTTTCTCTACACCCATATACTCTGCAACCTTATAAAGGTGTGAGTAATACTTAGCAACCTCATCTTCATGTTGGTGCTGTAAATCTACAATGTTTTTAATTTTTGACATAATTTTTTTTTTAATAATTAACGTTCATCTCTATCTCCATCAGATTTCATCTCATCATAATGGTCTTTCATGTTTTGTTCGTATTCGTATTCTTCTATCATAGTGTAACAATCTTCATCATCGCCACATTCTGTACAAATCATATATTCATCTGCGTGTTCTTTACATTCGCCACAAATATCAGTGTTTGCCCAAAATTTACTATTACAACAATTACTTGCTTCGCTACTCTCTTCTTCAACACCACAACAAGATGTTACTAATCCATTGTTATAACCATCATCTATGGGGTTGCTTAACTTATAGTTATCGTAATTCATATCTTAAAAGTTTACTGTTATAATTTTAGTTTCAAAATCTACCTCTATATCTTTAGGTTGTACGCAATCTCCAAAGTTTAAATTAGATTTCTCTAACTCTATTGCCCACTTAGAACCATCATGCTCATCCATACTGCTATCTATTAATATTGGTATAGGCATTGAATTTTCATCATCCCAGTAATTAACATCTATTTGACCACAAACCTTATTTACATATAAATACATAGATTTTACACCCCACTGTCTCATTTCTGTAACGAAAGACCAGTCTACTATAAAGCTAGGCTCTACATCGTGGTTTCTTTTGCTGACGTTATAAACTGTTACGTTGTTTCCTGATAGTTTTGTTTCGAAATTCATAGTTTTTATTGTTGATTGAAATACAATGTAACTAAAGAAAAATGACATAAACAAATTTTATTCCACTAATTTCCATACTGTCTCATATATATTCACTTATATTGTATCAAAGTTTAAAAATGGCTAAAACCTATAGTGATTATCCACAGTCTGCAACTAACAATGCTAAAAGAGCATTAAAATGGGTAGAAGAAAACGGTTGGGGTTCTTGTGGAACTGACGTAGGAAAAAAAAGAGCCTCACAAATCGCAAGTCGTACCCCTTTAAGTAGAGACACAATTTCTCGTGTTGCTAGTTTTAAAAGGCATCAACAACACAAAGATGTGCCTTATAGTGAAGGCTGTGGAAAACTAATGTGGGACTGCTGGGGAGGTACTAGTATGATAAACTGG